TGTTTGAGTTCTTCCCATAGTCCTAATTCTTTTAATCTTATTTCTTGTGCTGGAAACTTATCATATTGTAAACTATCCCAGTTTCCATTATTATCAGCTAAATCTATTAACCTTTCACATTGTTCTTGTGTCATAAAGTCAACAACAAGCATATCTTTTTCTAAGATATCTACTCTAGTACTTGGACTAAAGTAGTCTGTTGTTGGATAGTGAAACTTATCATACAAAGCATTAAATTTAGCTTTTGTATTATCACCACCATTACCATGATAAATACAAGCACAACAATTAGTTTCAGGATTATATAACTGTCTTGTTATATTTATACCAACTTTATCATCATGAGTTTGAAATATATAACCTTCATAATCTAAAGTTATATCAAACTGATTACTTAAAAATAATCTTTGATAATATAACTGGTCATCACCATCATCAGCTACTTCGGAAAACTCAAACATTTTTTTAAGTTCTCCTACTTGTCCTATAAATGTTCCACTATTTAAAAACCTATATGGTGTATTTGATTCTGGAAACTGGTTAGCTATACTTTCATCAGGATAACAATATAGTTCTGATGAAAAGACTACCTTAGTTTTAAAATCTAAATACCTGTCTGTTATAGTTTCTAAATCATCATTATAGAAAACATCATAAGCATCAGTAAACAAAACTATGTCTTCATCTGGTAAAGTATTAACATACTCTTTTAAAAGGTTGGCTTTCATTCCGCCACCCGGACCAGACATATCTGTTCCTTTCCATTCTACATTAGTGCCTAAATTTTTTATATCTATTCCAAATTTTCTAGCACTAGTATTTAACTTAATACATTTTAGTCTATCTGAACCAACTGTTAAAGGATGTACTTTAAAGTTTCTAGCCACACTATTATTTTCTATATCACTCTTACTAATATCTCTTGATAACTGATTACATGCATCTACTTTTAAAGCTACTGCATCTATCCTTTCTTTTTTAATAAGTAAAGGAACATATTCATCAACTGGTATTATTTTTTTATAATTATGTAATAATTGTGTAGCAGTCGTTGGTCCTATTACATATCCTGTTAGATTGTACGGATAAGAAGGTTTTTCTATTTTATCATCTATACTTACAACCTTATCAGGTTCATTTTCATTTCTTTGTAAATAAATAAAATCATATTCATCTACTAATTGTTCGTAGTATTTTTCATCCCATGTTTCATTTACTACTGCATCATCTTCTAAAATAATGACAGGTTCGTAAAGTCTTAAACATTCTTCCCATGCTTTTTTATGAGATAGAAAACAAGCTACTTCACTTTTTAAAACTCTTCTATTTTTAAAAGGGTCTCTAAAATCTTCATCAACTAAATAATCTTTATTATCTAAAGTTTTATAATCTATAGCATCTAAAAATATATAATCTTTTAAGTTATTATTTTTAAATTCTTTTCTTCTATCCTGTCTTCTAGCTAAACTAATAACTATTTTTTTCATACTTCACCTCTAATAGTATTATAATGCTTTATATAACTTTTGTCAAGTTTCGGCTTATGGCTCAAAGCCTCCGCCTCCACCTCCGCCACCGAAGCTTCTTGTACCAGCAACATAAATAGTTTCGCTGTTACTTAAAGCAGAAGTAGCTATGACATTACCACTTGAATCTTTTGCTCTAAATCTATATGTTAAAGCTACACCACTTGATGATAAAGCTCCTGCATCT